AATATCTTCCACCTCCATAAGATATGTTTCATTACTTCTTCTAACAAACCAATTTTTTGAAACTCCAAGATGTAATGATAATGTTTGATCTCTATCTATTCTTTGAATTAAATACATTCCAGGACTTGTTTTAGATTCCATAATATATTTATATTTAGTAGTTTTATATTCTCCACAATATAAAGACTTTAATAAAATAATATCTCCTGTTTTTAATTCAACATTTAATTTATTATCAACAAGTTCTATTTTTTTCATTTTTCTCCTTTTTTTCTCCTGCTTCAACAATAATTTCTGTCAATAAGTTATAGAAATATGGTGACTTAAAATAGAAATTATTTGGATATGAACATAATTGATTATTGGTATCTTCTAAAAACTTATTAACATCAAGTCCAGAATTTTTTAGTCTTATAAGTTCAAAATAAGTTTTTACTAAATTGTCAAATTCTTCTAATCTTGGTGTAGCTTTTAGATAAACTTCTTTTATATTATCCATATATCCTGTATGAGGAGAGTCTATCATTGATACTAATTCTATTTTTGCTTTAAAAAACCATTTGTTTATTATTTCTACTAAGTCCCAATAGTTTAAAGAACTTAACCTTATTCTGTTAGCTTTAAAAACTAGTTCATAACAAATGATTTCTATTATATTTTCATGTCTAATATCGTATTTTTTCTTTTTAAAATACATTTTTTCTATTTCTAAAACTTTATCTGCAATTTCATTTAAAGAAGTTTTTAAAGTAAAATTGTCATTACACTGACTTTTTATAAAACTTGCAACTTCATCATACATTTCATGTGTCTTAGATTTCTTTTTAGCCATTACTCATTTTTACCTCTTTCTTTCCAATCAAATTCTTCTGCTTCTTTTTTCTCTTTATATAGTTTTATAGCCATTTCTTTTTTGCTATAATTTCTCATACCAAGTGTTTTTTCTCTGCTTCTTTTCTTGTAAGCAGCATCTGCTTTACTTTTTTCTCTCCAATATTGCTTCTCACAAGCAGCAGAGCAGTATTTTACTCTCTTATCTTTTATATCTGTAACATAAACATGAGCTCCACAGTGAGCATAGACAAACTCACGAGGGCAATCTATATTCTTATAAAATTGATTGATATTAATTGACATTATTTTTCACCTTATCTTTTTGAATTTCTTCCAAAATAGAAGTCCAAATTTTTCCATTACAACTGTTAAAATTTCTCAAACATACAAATGTGGTCCCTTTATGAATTACTAAATTTTCCCATTCATACGATATAAAAACTTTATAATCTCCAACCTGTTCTTCTAAATTTAAAGATTGGATAAATTCAGAGATTTCTGCAGTTCCCTCATTATCTTTAAGATTTTTATAGTAGATATCAACATCTCTTCTACTTATAAAAATTCTGTCTGCTTCTTCTTGCATAACTTCCAAGATTTTGTCTATAAATTTTGCTTTTAACATCTGTATCACCTAGTCCTTAATCTCCAACATATTCATGATTAAACTTTCTAAAAAGTTTAGGCTCATCTGCTGCTATTTCAGGAACTTTTAAATCTGTAAAATGTAGATAAGTTAGATAACAATCATAATCAGTTACATCTATAACAAAATCCTTTCCCTTTATCACTAATTCTACATTTATTTCATCACTGCCTTCTTTATAATTGGCAGATGAAGCTAATTTATAAAATTTTTCTTTTCCTATGTTATATTTTCCAGTAACAAATACATCTGTCACATCTTTCCAAGTTCTGCCATTCTTTTCTAAAAGATTAATTGTTTCTATCCATAAATTTTTATTATCTGGCATAAATTCCTCCTTGATATTTTCTTTAATTTAGTGTAAAATCAAGGGTAAGTAAGGGGTTACCTACCCTGTTTTTTGTTAACATCTGTACAACTTTGGTCGGGAGTAGCAGATGTTTTTTCTTTTTTATAGCTTTTTCCATTTAAGAAATTTAGCCAATGAGCTTTTATAATTAAGTAAGCTCCTCTTTCATTCTCTTCATTTTTCTTTTTATAGATGCAGCCAGGAACCTCATCAGCTCTTATCAAAGAGTAGACATCATCTTTGTTAAGTTCTCCACCAGACAGGGCTACTGCTTCATCTACTGTTATTTTGTAATTTGCCATTTAATCACCTTTTTTTAAAAGTTCTAATACAAATTTACAAGTATCAACTACACCTTGATAATATCTAACCATTGCATAAGCATGTCCTTCTGCAACTGGTCTATTTTCATTTACCGTTTTGTAATATTCAGCATTAGCCTTTTTTAAATTTTCTTGTGCCATTTTTAATTTAATTTCAATTCTTTCTTTTCCTGTCATCAATATCACATCCATTCTAATTTTTAAACTTCTTACCATTTCATTTTTTAATTTTTCTATTTCTTTATTTTCTTCCATACTCCTCCTTTTAATTCACATATCCTAGACTTTTTACATCTCCATTAACAATTTCTATAAAGTGTGTGGCTTGCTTTTTGCAGATTTGATAGATTTCTTTGTAGTGTATTTCATTTTCCATAGAACTTGTTATTACTCTTGTAAACATATCTTCTAGTTGTCTTATTATCATCAATATCCCAAAATCAACCTTATCCCTTGAATTTGCCTTTATCCCAACAAGTGAATTTACTAACTTGCTATAAGTCATATATAGTTTGTCTGAATGTTGACTACCTTGTTTCTTTGCATATTCTATTAATACTTGAATGGCATCTGTTTCTTCTCTTCTAACTAACTTTCCTTGCTGTCTTGTTAGTAGCCACTCACTCTTAGTTTTATCAATTATTGCTTGTTCTAAAACTTCTATATAAGCTATAATTGCTCTTCTAACATATTTACTTTCTCTTAATAAAACTTGTTTAGCTTGATTAAGAGTTAGGATAAACATAGGTAATTTTCTTCCTGTTGTATCTTTATATTCACTGACCGAAATTTTTCCGTCAGTGATTTCTATTGAAAATTCATCTCTTATTATGTCTAATAAATCATAATGCTCTAACTTAACTGACTTCCCTCTTTTCTTTTGAGCTTCTGTTAAAGTCCCATTCTTTAGCTTTTCTTTATACTCTTCCTTTCTAAAAAGATTTATTTGTTCCAATAGATCCAAACTTGTTATTTGATTTTTTAATTTTAATTCACCCATTCAATCACTCCTTTATTTCTAGTATTAATTTTCTAGGCTTCTTTAAGTCCAAGAAATTTAACCATTTTCTTCTTAGTATCACCCCCATTTCTATTTCCTCTAATAATATCAGAGCAGTAAGCAGGTTTTATTCCAAGCAGTCTTGCTAGATCCGCTTGAGTCATTCCTTTTTCCCTTAATACTCTTTTTACCTCCATTTCAAAATCTAATCTTGTCATATATACCTCCTTTTTTTAAATAGATTTTTATTTTTATATCTCTATTTCTACACACTCAAACTTCTCAAAAGCAACAAATCCATTTTCTCTTAAAATTTTTGTAACAGTAGTTTTTCCTGTTGCCTTTTGAGAGCCTTTTATAATTATTACTTTTCCAGATTTTATAGCCTCACAAATCTCTTTTACTTTTTTAGGGCTTATATAGTCTGGAAAAGTGATCTTTGATACTTTAATTTCTTTTACTTTTTTCATGCTCCTCCTTTCTCAGTTTATTTAAACTAAACTAAATTATTAAAAAAATATAAACTTACTTCGTTTTCTGGAATTTTTAACAGAATAATAGCTTTACAAATCTCTGATTGAGTAAAATCAACTTTATTATTTAATTTAGCTGAAATACTCGCTTTAGATATACCTAAAGCCTCCGCAAATTTATAATTAGACTTGTATACTTCTGTAATTTTTCCTTCTAACTTGCTATAATCAAACATATCCTCACCTACCTTTTAGTTTATATTAACTAAACTAAATATAACACACTAAAATTTTTTTGTCAATAAAAAAGTTTAGTTTTTTTGAATTGATATAAAAAAATGTTGATTTTTATTAAACTTTATTATATAATCAATTAAAATTAATAATCTCAGGTTTTGTAAAATAAAATATGAAAACTCTCTTAAAAAAATTAAAAATATAAAATTTAT